TCGGCACCACCTCTACGGACGCTTTGCGTCTATGGAGTCATGGTAATTTCGGTGAGGATTTGATCTTCGGACCGCGTGGTGGAGCCATCTACTACTGGGATGCGACCGGTGGCGTATCCACGAGAGCCGTAGAACTCTTTACCCGAGAGGGCGCTTCTGACGTGCCTATCCAGCAGAATTTCTTGCTGATCTCGGACATCAATCGGTTTGTCTTTGCGTTCGGTGCAAATGACTGGGGTACGGCCACGGTTGACCCGATGCTGATTCGCTGGTCAGACCAAGAAGACGCCACAAACTGGACCCCAGAATCCACCAATCAGGCAGGCAGCCTCCGGCTTTCTCACGGAACTGAGATTGTTACGGCGATTGCAGCTCGTCAGGAAATCCTCGTGTGGACCGATGCGGCACTGTATTCACTGCAGTACGTAGGCGCTCCGATTGTCTGGGGAGCCCAGACCGTAGGGGAGAATATATCAATCGCCAGCCAGAATTCTGTGGCCTATGCGAACGGCGTAGCTTATTGGATGGGTATTGATAAGTTCTACATGTATGACGGACGCACACAGACCCTCCCGTGCGACCTTCGTCAATATGTGTTTAAGAACATCAACTACCAGCAAATCGATCAAGTCTTTGCCGGAACCAATGAAGCTTTCCACGAGATCTGGTGGTTCTACTGCGCAGGCAGTGACATCGAGGTCGGAAACTACGTGGTCTTTAACTACAAAGAAAATGTCTGGTATTACGGCACAATGGCCCGCACCGCATGGTTCGACGCAGGGCTTCGGAATTACCCGCTCGCGGCAACGTATTCTAATAATCTGGTGAACCACGAGTTTGGCGTGGACGATAATGAGACGGCAACAACTCAGCCGATTTCAGCGTTTATCACGTCCGCTCAGTTCGACATCGAGGACGGGCATAACTTTGCATTCGTGTGGAGAGTCCTGCCAGACATTACCTTCCGTGGGTCCACTGCGACGAATCCGTCTGTGACAATGGGCCTCCTGCCGTTGGCAAACTCAGGGTCTGGGTTCAATAGCCCGCTCTCTGAAGGCGGGTCGAACGAGGGCACTGTAACCCGCACGTCATTCCATCCGGTCGAAGAATTCACGGGACAGATCAATACCCGAGTTAGAGGTCGTCAGATGGCGATACAGATTTCCTCCGATGGCGAGGGGGTTGCTTGGCAGCTAGGCTCTCCACGCATCGATATGCGTCCTGATGGCAGACGCTAATGGCCGGACAGATCCAGAAAATTCAGCCTCCAGCCCTCCCTTGGGCTCGGGATAAGTACGAGCGCAGCGCAGAGGACCAGTACAGTAATGTGCTCCGGTTGTTCTTCAACCGGCTGGTAAACATCGTCAATTCCCTCCTCGGAACGCAAGGGGCGCAGTACATTGATTCCCCGAACGGCCTGTTTTACTGCACAAGTAATCAACCCATTGCGGTGGTTGATACGGCCCAGCATATTTGCTTTGAGAACACATACCTAAGCAATGGCGTCCGCAATCCTGACGGGGACACGATCATCATCGACATCGATGGGGTCTACAATTTCCAGTTTTCCGGACAGGTAGAAAGCACAAATTCCAGTGCCAAATTGGTCCGCGCATGGATTCGCAAGAACGATGTGGATATTACGTATTCCTCCCATGCCTACACAATTTCAGGGGTCAACCACAAGCTTGCCATCACGTGGAACTTCATCATCGATATGCAGGCTGGGGACACCCTGCAGATGATGTGGGCGTCGGACAACATAAATGCCACCCTTACTGCGATCACCCCTGTAGCCCCGTACCCCGGAACCTCTTCTGCGGTTATGGCAATCACTTACGTATCTGCACTTCCTGACGTCCTGCCGACTCCACCGTAACAACACACCACATCCGGTTGCGTACCTTGATTTCCACTGTCTATACTGGGAATCCCTTTAACCAACAAGGTGCACAACAATGAACGAAACTGAATTTCTCGAACTGTGGAATGCTTGTGTTGAATCAGCAAAGCCGATTCTTGACGATTACGTCCCTCCAACTGACCTAACCGCAACTGTACAAGGTATGGGGTTGGATAGTCTTGATACCGCGCTTACGCTTGCGATAGTGGCAGAGGTGTACGGAATTTCTAATGAGGACGGGGCTTCAATGCCAAAGTCCAGTTTGCAGGAAATGTATGAATGGATTCAAAAGCATAAGACCCGTGATTACGATAGCGTAGCAGAAGCCATGAAGGTGGTCGCATGATATACATGACTCAATGCGCCACGCTATCAACTGAAAACTTAATTGATGTTGAGGATATTACTTACCCACAAAAGGCTTACGTAGTACCTGAAACGTATGCAAGGGCCAAAACAGGACTTGCTTATCCCCCACACAAAGCGTTTGACCGGGTAATTAAAAAGGAAATTGTAGACTATGTAGTAAACAACCCAGTCAAAGGTAAGACTGGGTTCATATTTGCTGCAGGAAGTCAGGGATGGGGATCAAATTCTGGGGGTAAATACGACGGCAATCCAGATGCTAAGTTGCATCACACATGCAAAATCCCGTTCATCACGCTGACCAATATCTACGCAGGGCGGATTGCCGGTATTTTTCGAGTATCAGATCACGTCTCTACCGATGGAAGTGCTTGCGCATCAAGCCTGAAATCCATGATGGACATGCAGCATCTGTTCAATTTATACGGATTTGATCGGGTCATAATGCTTGCAGGTGAGGACTCGACTAACATCCAAACGCTTGAATTTTTTGGGGAAGCAAACGGGCATATACCATTGGATTCTGGACGACTACCTTCCGCATTCGACAGTGAGAATTACGGGTTTCACTGCGGCCAAGGTGCTGCCCTTGCAGTATTCGAGCGGGAGCACAGCGGGATGGCTGAACCGCTCTGCCAATTTTTGGGCGCATATGCCGCATCAGAAGTCAGTACAAATCCACTTGGGCAGCGCGAAGATGGGCAGGGGTACAAAAAGGCAATTTCTGGAGCATTAGAAATTGCTAAAATAGATCCGAAAGCGGTGAAAGTCGTAAAGACCCACGGCACAGGGACAAAAATGAACAACGCATCAGAGCGATCGGCACTGTGCTCTATTTTCCCAGAATTCATAGCAACTTCCTATAAACCAAGGATTGGGCATACGTTAAGCGCCAGCGGACTAATGGAAACCGGTTTATTGCTCAATGATCTGAAAAGCGGTATCGTACCCAAAATTGTTAACAGAACGGAGCGTGACGACGTGTTCCTCTCTTACGATGCACCAGCCCCATCAAAGGGCCCGTTCTTAAGCCTTGCTGCAGGTATGGGTAACACCTACGCTGCAGCTTTGTTTAGTACGGATTTCTAGTGATGGATACGGTCGATAGCAAAGAGGAGGTGTTGCCGTTCCCTGTCGTAGTGACGAGAAGCGCTCAGCGGCTTATTGATGCGGGGGGTATTAACTTACCCTTACAAGTTATACTTATTGCCCTTGCCAAAGAAGCTACATTAGAGACAGCTAATGTGTATCAGGCTGGAAACACAGTATTTATTGGGCATATAAGCCCAGATAAAAAACGCATGTGGGGGCGGGCGCTTAATATGGACACCCCCAGAAATTTGATAAACAACGCTTTGCAGTACCTTCGTTACATAAATAAAATTGGGGTTAGGGATTACTATACAAATTTTAATAACCCGTCATTCGCATCTGCCTTTAAATTTATGGAAAAATCTTCTATTGCTAAATACATAGATTTAGATGTATATCAGAGTAAAAAACGCCCAAACGAAACTATTGTGCATATCCATATGAATGGGAAGATTGAATTTTAATGAGCGTTATAGTCGACATTGGTGAAGATCTTATAGACGCCGTAGACGATTTCGTCGGTGACGTTATTGATTTTACTGTCGACGTTGTTGAAGGCGCCCTTGACGATCCGATCGGCACGATTGCAACTGTAGCCGCAGTAGCCACTGGTAATGCGTGGGCAGTCCCGCTGATACAAGGGGCAAACGTAGCTATCCAAGGCGGTGATCTTGGGGATATTGTAAAGACAGTAGCTATCTCCTACGCCGCAGGTAAATTAGGTCAGGCCGTAGGGCAATCAGTAGGCCAATATGCTAGTGAAGCCGCCGCTGCAGGGCAGTATGGAACTCAGTTCGGTTCAGCGCAGACTGCAATGCTTGCAGCGCAAGAAGCGGGGATGCTCACTGCTTCAGATATTGCAGCTTCAGTTATTGGGGCCGGGACGGGTAGTGCGACTGTTGCGGTCGTTACGGGACGGGATCCAGTCCAAGCGTTTTTTACTGGGGGTATATCCGCTGCGGTACCAGCCGCTTTGGGTAATATTGAAGGATTCGATAAACTTTCAGTAACTTCGCAAAAGGTAATCAACTCTGCCGTTACCAGCGCAATGCTTGGGCAGGATGTAACTGGGGCGACAGTAGCGGCCATCATATCGTCTAGCAATTTCACCACTAAAATGGTGAATAGCATTAGTGACTATACTGGCGGCGGTACGATGACTGATGGGCAGCAAGCCCTAATCACTAATGTAATCTCCCAGACCGCTGCCGCTGCATTTGCTGGCGGGGACCCATCTACTGCATTCCAAAATGCGCTTCTCAGAGAAGGTACACAGCAGCTTGGCGACATGCTGCTATCGGATGAATTTATCTCATCTACGAAAGAATTTTTTGGTCTAGGCACGCAGGTTACTGAAACCGCCGAACTTATTGAAGATAACGAAAAATCCCAGCAAGCCGTTATTGATAAATATAATGGTGTTGCTAACACTATTACTACCCGCCAAGAGAATCAGCAGAAACTATACGATGCGATGATGAAGGCTCGTGATAAGTACGAGTCTGATAAGAACCAAACAACATTCGATGCTGCTAACAATGCAACAAAGGCATATAACGACTACACCACTAAACTAAATAATGACTATACGAATACGTATAAAAAGCAGTTAGACGATTACAGTGCTCAGCTAGACATGCTCAAAGAAGAGCACGTCATTATGGTTGAAGATTGGGGCACTTACCAAGAAAAATTCATGGCCGAAGCCGATTCTATCGATTTGGTAGTGCGGCCTCTATACGATTCGGCATCTGAGTTCTTCGTACAAGAAATGGATCCGGGTTTTAATGCTGACGAATACGTGATGATGAATGGCCTTGGGCCGGAAGTAAATCCGTATCAGCATTGGCTTGAA